AATACTACGTATTTATAAACTCTATTGTATATATAACAATACTTGATAAAAATTCCTTTGTCAAGTGGTAAATAGAGAACTAAATGAAATTGTTATCAAATTGTTATAAAACTAAGGAGAAATAAGATTAACAGATATCTTGATTCAAGACAATTAGAATCCGATCTTGAAATAATTGAAAGACAGCTGCACCGCCTGACGCAGGAAGTGCGGTTCGTCAATGAAGAACTGGCCAAGCTCGTAGAGGCTATAAAGGCCGCCAGAGCCCCGCAGAGGCCATGAACGACGTTTACCAGTGTTCTACCTGCGATGCCACTGAAATCGTCCCTAGAGGCCAGGAAATCGCTTTAACGGGTATCTGTGAGAAATGCGGAGGGTTCATGAAGATAATAGGATGGATACAGAATGATTAAGAGATGTAGTAAATGTAAAGAAATCAAAGATGAAATAGACTTTAATAAGAATAAAAATGGAGTCATGGGATTACAAGCAGTCTGTAGATCCTGTACCTCAGAATATACTCAGGCATATAAAGAAAAGCGGAAGCAAGAGGGTGTCAAGAAGCATGTAGCTAGTAAGGTATGTGCTAGATGTAACTTTGAAAAGCCTAGGTCTCAATTTGGCAAAAGAAGTATATGCACGGATGGACTAGCAGTCTATTGTAAGCCCTGCACCAGAGTTATAAGAAACACAAGACGGGCTTGACAAAGAATTTAGTAGCTTGATATAATTGTAGTGTTAGTAAGAATATCGCTCAATATTACGTACTAACGGCATTTAATCACCTCTAAAAAGAATGCCCCTAGCCTCTGGTATACCAATTCGTACGGTCCAAGCTAGGGGTTTTTTATTGCATAAGTAGTACTAAAGGTGTATAATTACATTGTTGCAATGACTAGTTTATATGAGGTATACAATACAGTGTATGGCGATGGGGCGGGATCAATAGAAGAGTTCTCATTATTACCTATGGCTAAAGACTTAATGTATACAGATGGCATTATAAGATTTACTCTTGTATTTTATAGAGAAGATAAAGAAGCTAATATGACTATGGCTTTTGAAGTAGCTCCTGAAGTACAAGAAAAGATAGAAGAGTTACTTGGATATTGATGTATTTAGTTAATATTATAGTAAAGATAGCAAACGTATGTCGTAATGTCAAATATAATACTAAAATGTTATCAAATCGTTATATGGGGGATATAAAGCATATGTCAATATGTCGAATTGTCGACAAATAGACTTATATACAAGGAGATATTATGGGATATTCAAAATATTCAGAAGAACAAATTACAGAATTTATTAATCAAGCAAATGAGATGGGTATTTCCCCTGCTATGAGATATCTTGGATATCCCGCCTCATATCACACAGCTAAAGCCTTCTATGAAAAGCGGGGAGTAGAAATGCCTACCATTAATACTCTTGCTCAAATGGCTAGAAACATAGGAGTATTCTATACAGATAAAGAAAAGGTTATTGCTGCACAAGCAATTATTGATAGATCAGTAGAACAGTTATACCAAGATAATTTAACATCTGATGATATAAATAAGCTGGGGAATGCAATACATAAGGCTATACAGACTATTAACCTTGTAGAAGGAAAGTCTACTGCTATTAATGAATCTAGATCTAAAGATGGATCTGATTTGGCTATTATGGATCTATTGAATGAAGCTAAGATGAGAAATGAAATAGTTAAAGATCAATTAGCCAATATAGATCAATATCAGGATAAATAAACATTATATGGATATATATAGGGGTACCCAGTCATAAATTATTTTATTATAAATATTTTTTGCTATGTTAAATAAATATTTCCAATAAAATTAAATATAGATACTAAACAGAAATAGGATATATGTCAGACGATAAAAAGCCAGAAACAAGAATTGTTATAGATGTAAATAAAAATGGAATACGTAGAGAAACTACATATCCAAAAAAGCCCAAGAAGGCCCCTAGGAGAGATAAATAATTGCAAGCATCTGATTACTTCAATGATGTTCCAATAGAGCTTCTAAGCCTCTCTGAAGGCCGTAGAGAGCTAACCAAATATGATCCTATGCTCTTTGCTTTGATATATTTGCCACATCATTTGAAAAATGCTGCTGGAGAACTCACTTTATCTGAATTTCATTCTGATCTAGCTGAATATGGTAAATTATGGATAAATCCGCCGTCTAAGCCAAAGCAACATAGAGATGCATTTATTGCTCCAAGAGAATGTGGTAAATCTACGTGGATCTTTCTTATTTTGCCTATGTGGGCTGCCGCTCATGGTCATGTCAAATTCGTAGCAGCTTTCTCAGACGCCGCTTCACAGGCAGAGACACACTTAATGACTTTTAAGAACGAATTGGAGACAAATGACTACCTTAGACAAGATTACCCAGAATTATGCACACCTAAAATTGTCGGTTCAACTGGGCGTTCCCTTGCATCGAACTCTTGGCGTATTATTCAATCAAACGATTTTATATTTGACGCTAACGGTATTGACACTAACTCTCTTGGTAAAAAGGTCTTTGGCCAACGCCCAGACCTTATTATTCTTGACGATATCGAAAAGGGTGAAAAGAATTACTCAGAATATCAGGCAGGACAACAGAAAAACACCGTCTTCGATGATATAGCCCCTATGAACATCTATGCCCGTATGATTTTTGTGGGTACAACCACTATGCCTAACTCTGTTATGGATCAGTTCAGAAAATATGCTGAAGGACAGCGGGATCAAGATCTTGGATGGATTGATGAGCAGAATGTAAAGGTTCATTATTATCCAGCTATTATGGCAAATGATGACGGAACAGAAAGATCAGTATGGCCAGAAAAATGGCCTCTAGAATGGCTAGAAAGCCAAAGACATTTAAGAGACTTTGCCAAAAACTATATGAACAAGCCTGTCAATACTGACGGTACATTTTGGACAAATGAAGATATAATTATACAAGAAGCAGAAGAATATGGAAATACAATTATTTCTGTAGACCCTGCTGTTACAAAAAATAAGGTTTCTGACTATACAGGTGTGGCTGTATTGTCAAGAGGTATAGATGCATTGGGACAGGAAGTAATTTACGTTCGTGAAGCAATGCAATTGAAGGTATCTCCTTCCGATTTAGCTGCTAGAGTAGCTGATTTGGTAGAAATATATGAACCTGGGGTTTTATATGTTGAAACTAACCAGGGTGGAGATCTATGGAAGGATGTTTTTAAAGGCATTCCTGCCAAATATAGATCAAAACATCAGAAAATCTCTAAACAGGTACGTGCAGGTAAAGCTTTGAACTTCTACCAACAGGGCAAAGTTAGACATACCAAGCACTTTCCTTCATTAGAAGAACAAATGTGGTCTTTCCCAAAGGTAAGCCATGATGACGTTCTTGACGCAGTGGTATCAGGAGTTTTGTACTTCCTAGATAACAAAGCAATCAAAGTTGGTGCAAAACAAATAAATTATGCAAGGAGCAGATAATGTCAGACATTAAATTAGCTCTTGACCACATTGTTGAGAGCAGAGAACACTATAAGAAGGCTGAAGCATATTACGAGGGAAACCAGGAAGAGATTTTTGCAAGTCGTCGCTGGAATCGTATATTTAAGAAGGATAAAGTAGACTATCAGTTTAACTTTGTCCGTACAGTTGTAGATTCTGTATTAAATAGACTTGAAATTGCTACAGTAACAGCCCCTACAGAAGAGGCTAATCAAAAAATTAATCAATATTGGGAACAAAACGATCTCAAGCTTGATGCAGAAGAAATTCACAAAAAAGCTCTTGTTTATGGAGATTGCTATGCAATTGTTTGGCCAGAAGAAGATGGCACAATCACAATTAACTACAATTCACCATTGACAACAGCAATTATCTATGATTCAGAAAATCCAAGAATCAAGTCATTTGCTGCAAAGCTATGGCAAACAGTTTCGGCAACTGGACAAAAGCAAATAAATTTAAACCTATATTACGCAGACAGAATTGAAAAATTTACAATGTTTGGTGATATTGACTATCTAACATCAGCGTCAAACTTCCTACCAGTTGAGGTTGTACCAAATCCATGGGGAGAAATTCCTGTGTTCCATTTCCGTACAGCAAAGCAATACGGTAGACCAGAACATGCTGATGCTATGGGTCCACAGGATGCAATTAATAAGTTAATTGCTACCCATATGTATACAGTTGACTACCAGGGTGCACCACAGCGTTATGCTTTGTCATCTGGTGGCAATGATGCAGAATTTGAAGACTTTAATGAGGATTCAACAGGAAGAGATAATCTTGGAGCCCTACAAAATGGCCCAGGAGAGCTATGGTACCTAAAGGGTGTCAATTCAGTTGGACAATTTGCTCCAGCAGATCCAAAGACATTCACAGAACCAGTCAAGGACTTCATTCGTGCAATGGCATCGCTAACAAGCACACCTTTGCATTATTTTGAAAAGACTGGTAACATACCTAGTGGAGAGGCGTTAAGAACAGCTGAAGGCCCACTTTTAAAGAAGGTCGAAGACCGTCAATACGCATTCGGAAACACATGGAGAGATCTATTCAGATTTATGCTTCGTATTGATGGCATTAATGCTGACGTAGAAGTTTCATGGGAGTTCGTAGAAACTATGGACAGCCTAGATGCATGGGAAGTAGCCACAAAGAAGCGCATAGTTGGCGTATCTCTCAAACAAGTCCTTGTAGAAATGGGTTATGATCTAGAAATCGCAGAGAAAATTGCGGCGGAAGCAGATTCAACAGCTCTATTACAACAAGGCATGAACACTACAAATATCTTACGCTCAGAAGGTGTAAATATCTAAGAGATTGGACGATCAATTGGAAAACACAGAAACACAAGAACAATTAAATAACGAAACACCAGAAATTAAGGACCCCAAGGCTGTCTTGGATGCTCTAGACCGTGCAAAGGCTGATGCCAAGCGTTTTAGAGAAGAAAAAGAGGCCTTGGAGGAATCCTTAAATTCAAAGGATCAAAAAATAGCTGAATATTCTGGCAAACTCTTGAGAGATCAAGTAAAGCGGAATATCAATGACCTTAATTTGACCAATTCTGACAGAATACTTAAATATGTTGACTTTAATAAGTTAGAGTTTGATGACAATTTTAATGTAATTGGTCTAGATGAACAAATTAAGGGTCTAAAGGAAGATTTCCCAGAGCTTTTTGATCCAAAACTTCTGGTAGGTGGTAAAGCTGATTCAGCAGATGCCAATGTGGTAAATGCCAAGCTTACCGTATCAGAAATGCAAGCAAGAATGTTGCTTGGGAAGTAAAAATCTGCTAAAATATATACAGGTAAACTCCAGTTGGACGATTGGGTTTACATTTGGTATAAATTGGACGATTTAATACTTTTTCTAAACTCAAAATAAATCTAATAGGAGAAAATAAATAAATGGCACGTACAGATTTCACCGAAGCCAATGGTTATATTCTCGAAGAGATGGGTTCAACTGTAATCCAGGCAGCACTTGCCAATTCTGCAGTTGAAGCTTTTGCTCGTCGTGAAAACATGGCTTCTCGCACAAAGTCCGTACCTCGTTATGTATCAGACGCTCCACAGGTTGTTGCAGAAGGCGGAACTATTCCAGAAGCCTCTGTCACACTTGATGAAGTTGTTCTTACAGCAAAGAAGTACGCACAAATCATTAACATTTCAGAAGAAGACGTAAACGATAGCCTCGTTGACGTTCTAACAACACACAAGAGAGAATGGGTATCCCGTTGGGCTCGTAAGTTCGACAATGCTTGCCTTGGCGTAACAGCTGTTGGCGATGGCGACGACGGACAACCATTTGACTCTCTATATTACAAGGTAGCTAACTACAACTCTGCAAGCAATCGTATCCAGACTGCTGGAGATCTTACATTCGAAGACATTTCAAATGCTCTTGGACTAGTAGAGTCTTCAGACAAGTTCGATTCAGCTGCAACAGTTTTCATGGCTCACCCAAAGATGATCGCTCATCTTCGTAATATGGAAACAGCTGGTGGAAACTTGGTTCTTCCAAATCCACTTGGCGCACAACCAGGTACCCTTTTCGGATACCCACTAGTAATTTCATACGGAGCTGCAACATCAGCAGCTGCTACAGACGCTCCAACAGGTAACCCACTTCTTATCGTAGGTAACCGTAACATGTTGATCAACGGTGTTCGTGGTGGCATTGAGTCTGCAGTTTCTCGTGATGCAGAATTCGCAAAGGATGGAGTCCTTCTCAAGACACGAGTTCGTCGTGGCTTCGCAGTAGCAGATGCATCAGCATTCGCTATCGTTGAGAAGACTTCAGCATAAGGGGGAATATAACAAATGGCATCAAAACTATACGGTAACTTCCTTAAGCAAGCTCTTAACAAGGAGATCGATTTCGATACAGATACCATCAAGGTAGCTCTTGTTTCATCTTCTTACACACCAAACCAAGATACCCACGACTACTGGGATGACGTAAATACTTACGAAGTCACAGGAACTGGCTATACTTCTGGTGGAGCAACACTAGCAAGCAAGACCTCAACATACGACTCAGGAACAAACACAATCGTGCTTGATGCTGCTGACGTTACATGGTCAAGCTCAACAATTACTGCACGTTATGCAGTTCTTTACAATGACTCTGGTGCATCAAACGCATCAAAGGCTTTGATTGGATATGTAGACTTCGGTTCAAACCAGTCTTCAACCAACGGTAACTTTACTATTACATGGGATGCAACAGGTATTGTTCGCATTACAGTTGCGTAAGGTATAATAGACAAATGAACGTAAGGGTAGAGGTCAGTCCAATGACAGTTGCTTCAGCTATTGCTGAGCCTGTCGTAATTTCGACTGTGGCCATAGATAACGCCTCCAATGTAGTTATCACAGACAATGCTGGCCTCTCCCTTACTGTTCTCACAATTAGCGGCCACAGTATTTCAGCAATCAATCCAGAATTTGTAGAGGTAGGAGTTTTGGCTGCGGCATAACGCCGTAGCCTTTTTTATTATGTCACACGAATCCGTAATGTCGAATCTTGGTCCTTACGCATGGGCTAAGCTTAATGAAACTGGCGCAACTGCTTTTGCAAACAGCGGTAGCCAAGGTGGAACTATCTCTGTACAAGGTACTTGGACTAAAGGTGTTACGGGTATTGATAGCACAAATGGAGCATCCACACCAACAGGTCAATTAATCTTTAGCATTGATCCATTCAGATCAGCAATGTCATTTGTAATGTGGTTCAAACGCACTGGTGGAACAAATAGCGTTGGAAGAAATCTTATTGAAGCCTATATTTCTTCTTCATATAATATGGACTCTGTAGGCGAATGTGGTATTAATACATCTGGATACGTACAATTTGGTCCACGCTACTCAACAGCAATGACTTCTATGACTTCAAATGTCAACGTGCTTGATGGGAACTGGCACCACATTGCATTTACAAAAAGCGGCACAACAGTAAAAATTTATATTGATGGTAATTTAACAAATACTGGAACAAGTGGTTCTGGAACATCAGTAGGTGCGGTTTCTACATACATTGGTCTTGCAACAGCAGATGGAACCAATACTTATGATGAAGTGGCATATTTCCAAAAAGAGTTGACGGCAGCTGAAGTTGCCTCCTTGTATTCTGGAAGCACAGCTACAAATATTAACTATACAGATACAGCAGGAATGAGCGTATCTAATTCAACATTCCCAGATCCAACAATTAGCCTACAATCAAACGTACAATATACAGCAGATCCATCTACTGCTGACTCAGATATTTATGGACCATCAGTAACCGCTGATTCAAGCGTTAACTATGCTGCTGATCCATCTACAGCATCATCAGAAGCCTTAGATCCTGCAGTTGATGTAACAGCAAATGTTGAGCATACAGATACTGCATGGACAGCATCTGCTGAAATGCTAGATCCAACAATTTCTGTTCAGGTAGCAATATCTCTAGCTGCAGACCCAATGACAGCATCCTCTTTGTCACCAGCTAACATATTTTATGGACAGACAACAGAAGACACAACATATACGCTTTTAGTAAGACAAATTAGCGGTTCTTTTTCAAACAATCCAGTAACAACATCATTTACAATTGGAACAGATAACGCTGGAGCTGGAACAAAAGTTTCTTTGGCACTTAAGCCAAATAGCGGATTCCCACCAGCAAATAACGTAGTTAAAGCTAAATTCCATCCTACTGAAGTAACTGCTTCTACTGCATCTGATGCTGGCGGAAACAATACATTTAATATTTATGTGTTTACAGCAGATCCTTCAAGCAATTTCCAAAGCATGACTTATGCAAACCTACCAGCAAAAGAGCTTTTGTATACAACAAGATTGACTGATGATGGCGTTACATTTAGACCAGATTTAACAGCGGCATTTAATGATGCACGTTCTCACAATTATGGTATTTTAATTGAGCATTATGATACTGGTGGTTCAACATACGATAGAACAGAATTCTCTGTAGCAAATGGGGCTGACGATAGCCTTCTATATATTCTTACATCAGAAATTGTTAACAAGAATATAAATGCAGACGCTGTTACAGCTTCTGGCGAAATGGTTGACCCAAGCATAACAACAATTAATAATCTTGACCTTGCAGCAGATGTTATTACTGCAAATGCTGAGTTTGTTGACCCAGTACCTACTACAGCATCTAATTTTACACATACAGATACACCTTGGACAGCTACAGCAGAGTCTGTTGATCCAGCAGTACTTTCAGAAATGGTTTATGTTGCTGGACACCTAGAAGCAGATTCTCTAATGGTTGATCCAACCCTAGATATTACTGGAACATATATTTATTATTCAACAGAGCCTGTTGGAACTGCATCAGCAGAATTTATGTCTGTTGGATGGAATATTGGCGAAGATAACGTAGCTGTACACATGGATGCATCTGCAGAAATGGTTGATCCAAGCCTTCGTGCAGACAATTTGCAATATGCAAATGAAATGAATGGCAATTCAGCTTTAATGGCTGACCCAACAATTACAGTTGTTCTTAACTCACAAACAGTTTATGCAACACCTATGGAAGCAAATATAGCCTTCCCTAACCCAGTTTATAGCCGTGCTCTAGACCCATATTACTCACGCATTCGTGAATTACTTGGAGACGCTGATAATTCAGCAGGAGCTAAGCCATCCCACTTATTTATCTTTGATGGATTAGATAGTGATACATATGGATGGAAGCCAACAGTTAAAAATGCAAACTGGACCTCATTTGATGGAGATTATACAACCTATGGCGTAACCGCAGGAGGAATAGTCCCATCCCCAGGTGGCCGTAGAGCCCAGACATTGACCAATACAGGCGTTACATACTCTATGGGTCTATATGACTCAACTGGACGCTACAATGGCTCCAAATCGGCTGTAGAAGCCGTTTTAAGGGTATCTGAGACTAATGCTGGACAGTTCTACCAAAGAAGATTTGTTTCAAGCATTGGCGGGGGTTCTGAAGTAAGACTTTCTATTAATAATGGAAAGATTAGATTTGAATTATGGAGTGCTGGATCAAGAACTGGATTTAGCTTAGTTCAGGCATACGAAGGATTTAAAAATATATCAGATGGCCAATGGCATCATATCGTTGTTAATTTCAGCGATGATGTTGTAAACGGACCAAACTACTTTGATATTTATGTTGATGGAGAGCGTGACTATAAGCGTTTCCAGAGTTTATCAAATGCTACAAAGGGTCGTCCGTCATCATTAATTGCAAACTTTACTGGAGATGTTCAGTCTGTTGCACATTATGAAATTGAACTTAGCCAAGACGATATTGTAAAGAATTATTACCTAGCCTTGGATATTGATGCTATTGAAGCTGAGCCTATGCTGGCTTCTTTGGCAGATTTCGTTCAGCCTAAAAAGGTTAAGGGAAATAGAGCAAGAATGCTTGTTCTTTATACAGGATATGCTCCTGGATTCTATCCTGATGGTGTACGTCTAAAAGAAGGCGGACAATTAATTACAGATGATAAAGAATTTGACTATGACTTTGGTCCACTTATTCCAGTTTATGAAGACATAAGCGTTGGAAATAGCTGGTCAAACGTAGACGTATTTACTGCTCCAATTATTGGTCCATGGAGAGATGCAGTATCTGATGACTTTAGAAGTATTGATCTTAGAACAGACGTACCTTTAGCAGACTTTGATATTGTTACATTCCGTGATTATCCAAATGAGTCTACAGAATTTGACGCAATAAATACAAGAGATATTGGTGGAACCAGCGGAGCCAAATTAAGAGATGTTTGGCAAAAAGAACGTGAGTCTTTCTGTGCAAATCTATTAGCTGCTATTAATTTAACTGGTGTTTCATTATATGTAAATGACCCAGAATTAGCAATTGATCTAGGAATTGTTGATAGAGTTGTACAAGTACAAGATATAGTAGAAATTGGCGGATCAATAGATTTGGCTGGCAATGGTGCTGGAGCACTTGACCCACGTTCATATGACCTTGATCCATGGGTAGGAAATGGTCGTGGAGCTGGAACTACTCCAGCTGAACAACAAGGAATCGGATTCTCTGATACACATACATTAGCTTTCCAAAGAATTATTAATGAAGTTGAGGGAATTACAGATACTGTTTCTAGATCAGGAAAGTATTATGTAAAGGAATTATCAAGATATGTGCCATACAGCCCATTTGCAATAGACAGATATTCATTTAAGTATGGACAGGCTGCGCTAAATGATGATTTCTATATTACAAATGTTGGTCGCTGGGGAGTATATGGTGGCCCAGAATATCGTCAACAGCAATTTGGTGGTGTCGGTGATCGTTGGGATATTATTGCAACTCCTGCTTCAAATGTTAAGGCGGGAACAATTGTTACTGCAATCTCTCCAACATACTATAACGGAAGAACTGCTACAGCAAATCCATATGCTGGATACGCAACATCAATTGCAATTACACCTGGACAAAGCATTAATGGCGTTCAAATGAATGCCAAGGTATTCGTAAACTTTACTGAGCCTATGCAAACATCTGCTCCAGATTCTGCACTTGTTTTCCAAGATCCAAACGCTCCTTTAACGGAAATAGATGCTGCAGAACAAACATATTTCTGGGGTGGAGAAGCTGCTAATTGGCAATATTCAACTTGGAGACATTCAACAAGTTTAAGAAATGTTAATGCTGGAACTACCTCAAATAACGGACCTCAATTCCAGCCTGGAACTGGTCAAGGAGCTCAGGGGCAACAGGGTGTGTCTGCAGATACAGTTACATTCGTACCAACAACTTTGCCTACTGTAGAGGTTTATTTTAACTATAGAGAATATAATGTTGCAAGATTTACTCCAGCAAATGCTGGATTTACTTGGCTGTCAGATCCAGTTGTGGTTAGAGATGAAGATGCAACAATTAGACCTTCAGCAATTACAGCAACAGCTACTATTAACGATGCTACGATTTCTCTAGAAGTCAATAGAGAAGTTTTTGCCTCAGTAATGCCAGTAACAGCAACACTAGTTCAGGCAACAAATTACGGTTTACCAGATGCCCTAGCTCTGGGATTGCCAATGACTGCATTTGCACAAATGCCATCAACGGTAACAAGAATATATGCAGAACCTATGACGGTAACTGCAAATCTAGGACAAAACTTTACAATCACGGTTAGTGGTGAGCAGGTCATATTGACTTTGGCCCACTCTGATGCAGTGCTGTATATAAAGGAGGATATAAACAACTAATGATAAGTCAATATTGGATTGACCAAATCCCTGCAAGGCCAATAGTCATTGATATCAAGGACTCCAGCGGTGCTGCAGCGAATTTGGCGGGATATACAACAATTACCCCGTACTTAATTAATGAAAGAAATCAGGAAGTAGACATTACTGGATACAGCCTAGACATATCTCAGAGGGCTACAGGAAGAATCCTGTTTACCTTTCCGCAGGGTAGATCTGTCTTTGAAGATCCAGGCGATTACCTACTTCAAATTGAATTAAAAACTGTTTCTAATAACACAACAACAAATTTGGACTTTACAACAGCCCACAGAATTGTTGTAAAAGCCTTGGGAGGTGTAAATAGATAATGTTTGTAACGGTTGAAGGAGTAAATGAATTAACAGGCAAGAATGTAACGCTTGATTTAATTCGTCGTGCACAGGGACTTATAGAGGCTTATACAGGCCTTCCAGAAGTGCTTGTAGAAAACACAAAGGATATCCAAATCCTACGCAAAATGACTGCATACCAATGTGCTTATATGATGGATAATGAATCCATCGTTTGGGATCAAGTTGGTACATCAGCAGCAGGGTCTGGCGAGTCTGTTATGACGTTTAGAACAGATCTAGACGCACCATACATGGCACCATTAGCAGTTATTGCTGGTCGTAAACTTTCTACAAAAAAGACACGTTCTGTTCATACTGGGCGGGTATTCCAATATGCCCCAGTTGATAAGTGGAAGAAGGACTAATACATGAAGGCTAGAGCATATCAAAAGTACTACTACACAGTTGATGTATATGACTATGACGAGACAACGGGTATCGATGGAGATATTATTAGACAATATAACTATCTTGATACCCGCAAAATAGACATAGTTACAGATAACACAAACAAGATTGTTATTCGTGCTGAAAACCCTATTCCAAGAAACTATCAGCTACGTAATCTTAAAGATAGATCTGGTAATGATGTTCAGCCTGGATATTTCTGGTTTATTAATTCTGTAGAGCCAGTAATTAATGCTCTAAGCCTTGTAGAAGGCTACAAAATGAAGACTGGAGCAGCTACTTTATAATGACTGAGATTGAAGTAGGACTAGCAATTGTGGGCGGGACAATATCAATATTCCTTGCCCTAGAGATGAGAATAAAGAACATCGTAAAGCATTACTTGGCGGAATTAAAGCCAAATAGTGGCAGTAGCATAAAAGATCAAATTACAAGACTAGAACAAAGACTAGACGATTTATATAAACATTTATTGGAGAAATAATGGCTGGAGTTAGAGGTTTTGCTGGCGTTTTTGAATATGTTTTTAAATTTAATAAATTTTATAATTATGACATTGTAGACGGTGGAATTTGGTTACAGTCATATTTTGAAGGATTAAGCGAAAACCTTTTAAATAATGTTGGATATGCTGAGCTTGGCCTTAATGCTGGTCAACAAGTAATATGGGATGATTATATGAAGCCATCTTTTGAAGACTATGTGAGAACCTCTGGTTCAGATTATACTGCAGAAGGATGTTTATCTTATGTGGAATCAGACATTGGGTCAGAAAAATTTAATGCTTTAAGTATTTTGGCAAATTTTATAGCCAATGAAATAGCATTTATTTGGGATAATTCATACGCTGGTGATGGCTGGCAAGATAAGTGGTTTGTGGGGCTCGACTTACAGGGTCTTCGTTAGACTTGCATTAGAATAGAGTTATAGGCTATAATTAGATATACCGCATAGGAGGCGGGAATTATGGCTAATACGAATAAAAAGACAGCTAAGCATCTGTCATTAATTAATAAGAAAAAGCAATGCAAGGTCTGCGGGGAATATGGGACCTATCAAAAGACCCGATTTTGTTATGAACATTTTAAGATTCATTCAAGAGAATATATGACATGGAGAAGAAGGCTCAAGCAGAGCTTTTGGACTCAAGAATTCTGGTTTGCACAATGGGCCAAGCAAGATAAAAAGTGCGGGATTTGTAGAACAGAAACCAATAATGCTGATCAAGACTTCTCAGCAGATCATAATCATAAGACAAATACTCCAAGAATGATTCTTTGCCACAAGTGCAACACGAATGTTGGAATTATTGAGAATAAGGGTCTTGTTTATGTCAAGCAGATAGTTGACTATTTAGAGCAATATGAGTAAACTTAGTATTGTGCTTAAACGCTTCTTTTATATATTTCTT